GTCACCTGCCTAGCATCCGACATGGTGAAGTTTGAAAGCAACTTCAACATCTCCATTGCGAATCTAGACAAAGACCTCAAAATCACTCACCTGCTTTTCCTAGCTTGGGCAAGTGAAACACGCACCAAGGCAACTGCTAAAACCTTCGATGAGTGGATTGACGGAGTTCTCTCCGTATCGGCCTCTGACGACCCAAAAGCATAAAGGGTCTAGGGGATCAATCAGCTCATTGGTTTATAGCATCTCTGGCAGTCGAAACTGGCATCAGTCCTAGAGAGTTGCTAGAACTCGATGAACGAATGCTCTGGACAATTAGCCGGTATTTGATTTTTAAGAATCAAAGCCACAGCTCTAAAAGATAAGCCCCCGAAAGGGGGTTTTTCTTTTGGGTAGAATTAGACAAGTAATCTATCTAGGAGTCCTGTGGCTACAACAAAAATACGCATCGAAGGTGTCAAGGAAACCTTGCAACTTCTAGATGCTGTTCAGCCAGGAAGCATTAGGGAACTTCGCAAAGACATCAAGCGTATTGCCGAGCCAGCAGTGACTGCCATCAAAGCTAATCTGCCAAGGACAGCACCGTTATCCGGCATGAATCACTATGGCCGTACTCGCTTTGCCGGTGCACTTGTAAAGGCCAATCTAGATCTAAGACAGCACAGACTAAGCAACTCACACTCGCTAGTAAGGATTGAGGTCATCTCTCCTGGGGATGCTGCTGGTCTTGAGATTGCTGACATGGCTGGCAGACGCACAATGATGCATGGTCCACGATTGCCATACGAATACAAGGGCATTGGTCGCAGGGGTGGCTCAGGCAGACAAAACCCAACCAAGTCAAGGCCAGTAGTTAGGCGTGGCAACAGTCGCCAGTTCCAGTACCGGATAAACGGACAGGGTAAGGGCATGACCGATAACTTAGGTGGAGTGCCTTCTCGCTACATCTATCCAGCCCTAGCTGGCAAGGTAGACGGCATTGCTGCTGACATGATGAAAACCCTTGATGCTTATGCTGCAAAAATCAACCAGAAACTTAAGGTTCGCTAATGGCAATTAGAATACCCATCCTCACCAGCTTTGACCCTAAAGGCCTAAGACAAGCTAACGCTCAGTTTGCAAAGCTACAAGGCTCAGTAGGATCACTTGGTCGCAACTTTGCTGTAGCTGGTGCCGCTATCGCCGCTGCTGGTGCCCTTATTGCCAAGAACGCACAATCACTGGCTCGCATCGAGCGTATAAATGCACAGACAGCTCAGACTATTCAGTCAATGGGCAATGCCTCAAACATCTCTGCAAAAGAAGTAGAGGCACTTGCAGGAAGCCTTGAAAATCTAACAGCTACTGAGGCTGAAACAATCCAAGAGGGTGCCAACCTTTTACTTACCTTCAAGAACATTCAGAACCAGGCAGGTGCTGGCAATGACATTTTCAATCAGACCGCTGCAATTATGGTGGACCTTGCTAGGGCAATGGGCACAAGTGCATCAGGCGAGGCTATTCGACTTGGTAAGGCACTAAACGACCCTGTAAAGGGTATTGCTGCTTTGACTCGTGTTGGAGTTAGCTTCACCGAACAACAGAAAGCACAGATAAAAGAACTAGCTCAGTCAGGTGACTTGCTAGGTGCACAGAAAGTTATTCTTGCAGAGCTACAAGCTCAGTTCGGTGGATCAGGTGCAGCCTACGCAAAGACCTTTAGTGGTCAGCTTGAGCTTATGGGCCATGAGCTTGGCACCATCGGCGAGGAAGCAACAATGGCAGTTATGCCAGCCTTGCAAGGGATGGTCAGCGAGCTTAGGGAACTAATCCCTGTTATTGGACCACAGCTAAAGGCTGCCATTGAGTCTGTTGACTGGAAGGGGTTAGTCACAGCAGTAGTTGACTTCACCAAGTTTCTTGTTGAAAACGCTACAACGATTGCTAACTCAATCATTGCAGTCTTTGCACTAAACACAGCCTTCAAAGCAATGCAGGTTGCAATCGGTATTGGCAATGTTGCAATAGCACTAAAGACCTGGTATGTGGCTCAACTGACTACTGGCATGAACTTTGCAACTATCGCTGCTGGCAAACTAAAGACGGCACTTATGCTAGTCGGCGTTGTTGCCGCTGTTGCAGCAGTAGTGACGGAGTATGTCCGGCTAAAGGGGGCAGTCGAAAATTCAACAACTGCCCTTTCTGACTTTGACACAGAGGTTGTTGCTGTTAGTGGGGCCGCAGCAAAACTAAACCCAATCAACACAATCTGGCAGAAAATAACTTACTCAATCTTGGGAGCCATTACTGCCCAAAAAGAGTTCAATGGATTGCCTACAGTCAAAACAGTAGACCCTAGAGCTGGCAGCAATTATGCTCAAGGATTTAGGGACAGATTAGCTCGCCAAGCCGCAGATAATGCTCTTAACCCAGACCTAAACCTAGACCTTAACCTGGACCTACCTACTGGTGGTGCTGCACCTAAGATGCTTTCGCTTGGTCAAACCCTAAAGCGTGAGGCAACTATTGTTAAAAAGCAAGCCAAGCTGGTTGCTGCTGGTGTTAGCGAGGGGCTTGCTGCTCGACTTACTTCTGGTGCAACACCTGTAAAGCGAGCTAACAAAGCCTTAGCTGCTATTACTAAGAACAACGGCAAGCTAACCAAGAACCTAAGAAACATGGAGAGGGATCTAAAGATTGTTGCAGACGCAGCAGTTGAGGCAGTCACTACGGCTGAGGAACCAATCAAGGACACCTCTGTTGAGGATGCTCTAGCCGCTAAGCAAAGAGCCTATGAGTCGTTTGCAGATGCAGTAAAGAACACCTTTGCCTCAATCAAGGACTCAATCCTTGGAGCCTTCAACCTCACAGAGCTTGGCAGTTCCACAAACTCAATCATTCGCAACATGGACAAGATGCTTGTAAAGCTACGCTCATTCGCTACCAATGTTGCCAAACTATCTGGCATGGGCTTGAACTCTGCTCTATTGCAACAGGTCATCTCTGCCGGACCTGTGGCAGGTGCCAGGTTAGCCGAGGGTCTAGTTATGGGTGGTGCTGAGGGACTTGCAGCTATCAACGCTGGCTACTCAGAGTTTGGTAGTTTGGCCGGTCAGATTGCTACGACTGGCACAAACAGCCTATTCAACAGGGAAGCCCAGCAGACTGTTTACAACATAAATGTTGACGGCGGTGTTGGCTCAGGCTCGACTATCGGTAAGGCCATTGTTGACGCTATCGCAGCTTATGAGCGTACCTCTGGTGCTGTTTGGCAGCGTGCCTAGTGGGAGCCCCAGCAGTAAAGATTGAGCTGGGTCTCGACTTAGGTTCTCGTGACCCTCTGTCCTTCAAGCTTGACGATGCAATCAAAGGTGTCTTAGACAACACAAGCTTTACCCTTGGTGGCGAGCGACTGTTTGACATCACCCCACGCCTAGTCACTACAACTGTCAGGCGAGGAAAGAACAATGCTCTAGATCGCATTGACGCAGGTATTGTCACAATCGTTGTTGACAACTCGGACAGAGAGTTTGACCCCCTTTACGAGAACGGCCCTTACTTTGGTCAGCTTGTACCTAGACGCACAGTGATAGTTTCAGCTAATGATGCACCTGTATTTAGAGGCTTTATTGACGACTTTGACATTCAGTACGAACCAGGCAAGCAGTCTGTTGTCCAGATACAGGTATCAGATGCCTTCTCTGTTTTGGCTAACTCAGGACTTGAGGAGTTTACCCCTGACTCAGAGCTGTCCGGTGCTCGAATCAACACAGTCCTAGACAGACCAGAAGTTGACTGGCCAGCCGATCTTAGGGACATTGACCCTGGCAACTCTGTAATGCTCGATACAGATGTGGCTGAGGGCACAGGAACCCTTGAGTATCTACAGCTTGTATCTGACTCTGAGTTCGGTACTTTGTTTCTAGCAAAAGACGGCAAGATTGCCTACCGAGAGCGAAACGCTGTACCCAACACACCTGACCTAGTATTCAGCGATGAGATAGTTGACGGCGATTACACAGGTATTCAGTTTGCCGATGTCAACATTGTCTATGGATCAGAGAACCTTTACAACCGAATTACCCTAGAGAATGCCGACCTTATACCTGAGCAAGCCTTTGCCGAGGATGCAGACTCACAAGCCTTGTATGGCCCAAGAAGTCTTACCCAATCTGGTGTGCTTATTCAAGAGCCATCCCAGCTAGAGTTTCTTGCCGAGTTCCTGCTTGCCAGGTACAAAGAGCCTCAGTATCGCTTTGAAACTGTCACAGTTGTAATGGATACCCTGACTACAGAGAACCAAGACAAGGTGCTAGATCTTGAGATTGGCGACATTGTGCTGGTCAGGTTTGAGCCTTCTGACATACCCCCAGCGATTGAGCAGTATTGCCGGATTATCGGTATCAACCATGACTGGAACCCTAACAATAAGAACATTAGCTTTAGCCTAGAACGCCTTGACTTTGCCATCTTTATCCTTGATGACGCTGTGCTGGGCCAGCTAGACAATGACCGCC